CAATTTTGCCCACTGAAAAAATCAAAACCACAAGATAGCATGGGGTTTGCGCGGGAAAACAGGGTGGGGGAGATAATTGTGGGTGGGATACAGGGGTCAGTTCGCCTGGCAAATTCACGTGATAGTATTGGTGAGGCGTTTAACCGGAGCCAGACATAGACGCGCATAGGACATATTAAATAGATTGAGTGGTTCGGGTGAGGGTGAGGGAAAACGTGATAATCATGTTTCTGCAATCACGGCTTATAAATTTGGTGGCCCCTGCTGGGTTTGAACCAGCGACCAAGCGATTATGAGAACCATAGAAGTCAGCGGTAAAACAGTGATTTACAGTAAAATCAATGATTTGTTTATCCAATGTCCACCGATATACGCCAATATCCTTTAGTTCATGCGACACTTTTGCGACACTAAAGGAGGTTCTGAGGTGTTAAAGTCAGTGAATCTTCTAACAGCGCGCTTTCCTTGATTAACGTTAATGATTCATATTTGAATATGCATAATGAGTTGTCAGTTAATGAGTAAGCAAAAGCTTTGTCTGATACGTTAGCTATAAACCGAAATTTTTCATTTTTGTTGTCTTTCTTACAAATTGATTCTGATTTTACAATAAAGGAGTTTTTTCCTTTTAATATGTATCTGGCATTAACAGTGCCAGATACAAGCATAACCTGGGGCATCATAGATAAAGTTAGAATAATTGGAAATGCATATTTTCCAAAGCTGGCTCTAAGCTCTTTGACACCTAAAAGAAAGTGCCATATTGAAACGCATAAAATTAAAATTACTAAGTTTTTTATGATGCTTAGGGGGGTTGCTCGGTATGCATATGCAAGTAAACAAAACAAAACAGCCAATATAAAAACTAAAATTAATATAAATTTTGGCTTAATCTTTGTTGCATGGCTCTCTATCTCATAACGTCCTGACTTTTCAAAGTTATCATTATATAGAACAACTTTATTTATTCTGGATTCAATTGCTCTGCCAAAGAATTCAGAGTTTATGAATAGTGATGCTATAAATACGTACGCTCCTAATGCTGCAATTGGCAGTGCTATAGATATAGCAATTGATGGAAGTAGGTCATTTATTGAGATGTATTGCATAATATTTATATTAAAATAATCCCAAAAAGACCACTGGTAAATGATTCCATTAAAAATTGAGTATAAAGTAAAGGTCGCAAGAGAAAGGATTCGAATTTGATTATTCATTTTTTTGCTAATGGGTTGAGTTTAATTGCATCATCAAGATGGTTTGGAGCAAAGTGCGCATACCTCATAGTCATCTTGATGTCCGTGTGGCCGAGGATTTTTTGCAATACTAAGATGTTGCCGCCATTCATCATGAAGTGACTTGCGAACGTGTGCCGCAATACATGGGTCAATTGGCCAGCAGGTAAATCAATGCCTGCCCGTTCAAGCGCAGAACGAAATGCATAATAGCAAGGGGAAAATAGATTCCCGTTTTTTTTCGGCAGCTCGGCAATCAATTCGGGATCAATCGGAATGGTGCGGTTACGTTTGCCTTTGGTTTTGATAAAAGTGATTTTGCCTGCTGATACCTGGCTGCGTTTCAGGCTTTCAACCTCACCCCATCGAGCACCCGTTGCTAGGCATAATTTAGCGATTAGTTCTAAATCCTTTGCACTACTATTCCGGCATTCAGCTAAAAGCGAGTCAATTTGTTCCTCAGTTAAATAAGCCATTTCACTTTCATCAGTGCGAAAGTGGCGAACATTCTCCAAAGGGTTAGGGGCCGACCATTCACCCAGTCTTTTTAATTCATTAAACACTGCTAAAAAATAGGAGTGCTCAAGATTCATTGTTCGTGGCGAAACTTGGCTGATACGTTTAGTGCGAGCAAATTGGCCGTCTAATCTCTTAGCTCGATAAGTAGTAAACAACTGGGCGTTAAACTCAGTTGCTAATGGATGCCCCATACATTCAGCTGCCCATAACATTGAGCTTTTGCGTTTCTCACCATCCCGCAGGGTTATACCGTGTCGTTCAAACCAAAGATGTACTAAATCAGTTAACTTACGCCGCTCCTTGGTTTCACCTAGCCAGGGGCTGTCGTCAATTTTTTGCAAGGTATAATTTTCGAAGGCAAGCGCTTCCCCTTTCGTTGAGAACTTTTTACGGACGCGCCTGCCTTCTTTGCCATTGCTCCGATCAACAGTATAAAAATCGGCTATCCACTGCCCATCGGATTGCTTGCGAACTGGCATAATTAACCATTCAGAATGCGTTGTTTTTGGACTTGGAATTCCTCATCTGTGAGAATTCCATCTTCTTTCATTTCGGCCAGGCGTTCGATCTTCGCCATTTGTTCATCAAACGACAATGATGTTTTAGCTTGTTGCTGTTCTGGCTTTGGTGGCTGGTTCTGATTATTGCGAGTTTCGTTTACTAAATTAGTGAAAGGGATAACTGAACCCTTCATGACATTTTTGATGGTATAATTCTGACCACTAGTTGAAATCATGATTTCACCAAGCAGCAGGCCAGTTTTACCACCAACACTTACGATGTTATTCAAGTTGATATCCACTTGTTTCACCCCGTAAAGCATTCCTTTATCTAGGAAAATCACACGCTTATTGGTTAAAGTAATCAACCAGGTGTTGTTGTCCATCACTCCACTGGCAATAGCTAAAGGAGTTTCATCTACTCCAAGTATTTCAGGCAGATGATAGAATTCCTTTTTAGTTCCAAAAGGTGCATCGGAAACTACAGACGCAAGCCTTTTCATTTCTTTTTTCAAATCTTCTTTAGATGCTGTTTTGTAGTTTAACATTTAATATTACCTATTATTTTATTGTAAGTACAACGCGTCCCAGTACGCTTATATCTTCAATAGAACAATCAAAAGCCATACCCACGCCACTAACTCTAACCTTTTTAATAGGGATTCGAGTCAATGTCCTGACGCTGACTTTTCCTTCTATCTCCACCAACCATTCATCGTCATAAATTTCTGAAAACTGTTGATCAACTATGTATTGAGTTGTCCCATCAACAACGCATATAGCTTCTTGGGGTATTTGTCTGCCCGGTAGAAACGAAGCTTTATCCAATAGATAAAATCCCGCTTCATACAATTGGCCATCAACAATTTTACGACGGGATAACTTAAGAATGTCCAAAGCTTCATCAGTAAACTTAGGCCCACAACCTGTAGCTAACCATTCCAGATTGGCACCTGTTTCTGCCATGCAACGAACAACAATATCCGCAGGAAAGCCACCACGTTTATACCTACCAGCCAGGCTGCTTGAAGCAATACCCAAGTGATCAGCCAGCATGATTTTTGTACTAAAACCATAAGCCTCAATGACTCGGTCTAGAACTGGAGCACTCTCGCCACCCATATCAAATTGTAGTTTTTGCATAAGCACCTCCATCGCGTAAAGCTACATGGTTATTGACGTGTAGTTTTTTACGAGATAGCCTGTCTCCGTTATGTAGTTTTAAGCTATATTGGCTGATACTGATGGATATTGGCGTATCCATTAAACGAATGGAGTTTGCATTATGCGTCCTAACATTACAATCGTGATCCCTGATCCTTACATCCCTTTAGACGAATATTGCCGCCGTACTGGCATGTCCAAAAGCACTGCTGAAAACCTGATTTCATACGGAAAGCTGCCTATCAAGCCCAAAGGTGCTCAAAAAAAAGGCTTGGTTGAAGTCAACATGGCTGCTCTGACCGTCATGGCATTAAGCGAATGCAACGTTTCGTTTAACGCGTAATTCCAGGCTATCAATTCGTAGAGTGCTAAGCATGTACGATTACAAGATTTCAGTACGAAACCATCTTGATGATGCTTGCCGCCAGTTTTCACTGGCACACAACGTCACAGAACTGGCTAAAAAAGTAGGAATGCAACCGGCGACACTACGCAACAAGCTGAATCCGGATCAGTCGCACCAACTGACATTACCTGAGCTGCTGACGATCATCGATCTCACCGAAGACCCAACCATTCTGGATGGTTTTCTTCGTCAGATTAATTGCCAGCCTTCTGTGCCGGTTAACAACGCCAGACCTGAAAACATGCAGTTTTGTGCATTAACTGCTGTGGCCAGCGTCGGGGTAATCGCTGGGGAAGCGGTTTCAACGGAAAAGATGACCGTTGCGCGCCGCAATCAAATTCTTAACAGAGCCAGTGATGCTATCCGCAGCCTGTCTTTACTCGTCTATTCCGTTGAAAGTCGTTTTCAAACCGTGCCGGTGTTGGCTGCTGCCGTTGATGTGGTAAGCGCCTCAATGCCTGGCATCGTGGTGTGAGGTGAACATGTTCGTTTTCGTGAATCTGCTAAAGCGCCAGTCGCCATCGAAGCAGCTGCCTGCGTATGGGCACGGAACAATCCAGCTACCCAACGGCGCGCGCTGGAATCCAGCTTTAACCCGAAAAAATCATGAGGCAAAGCATGAATGCAAACGATGAAAAATGGCTGAGCGTGCTGCGCCAGATGGTTTCTGGTCACAGCACACAGGCATACAGCATCTGGGAACGGCTTAGCGAACATCAGCGCGGAATTATTCTGCACGCCGCAGGTTTAAAGGCGCGTCACTGCCGTTATTCGTGGAGCCAGTTCAATGACCACGAGTTACATCAGATTAAGCGTGGCCTGCAGCGTCTGAAGTGCATGGTTGAAATGTTCAAGGGGCTGGGGCCGCTGGCGTTTCAACAGGAAAAGAAACAATCACCGAGCGCGCTACACGCAGCGCGATCAGTCCCCACTGTACCGGGGACACCAGTACATGAACTGATAAAGGCGCGGCAGCAGCTGCGCAAACCCGCTGACAATCGCGCCCACTGAGGAAATGTTATGAATATCATCACCGTTGAAAAAAAAGGGCTGCTTGAAGATTTTCGCGACTGGGGCGTTAGCCCGGATTATGCGGAGTTCTTCCTGAGCAAGTGTGACACCGAAGGCGGCGCGGTCGCGCTAAAGCAATTCGTCTTCAATGACACTATTCACATGGACGACAAAATGCAGTGGCTACTGGTGAGTTCAGCTTTTTGGTGTCGTGCGTTTCGCGAAGCAGAATCCCACACGCAGCAGACAGAAGCACTGAGTGCAATCCGCGCAATTTACTTTGCAGCTGGCTTTCTTGGAGCATCGCCAGTCGTGGCGCTTATCCGTTCATGGTGGAGCGTATCTTACGAATTACATTCGCTGTCATCACCTAACCAGTCGCAGATGCATGTGAAGCCTTTCCGTTCCTCGATCCTTAATTCGCTGTTTAAGCACTAATAACCCGTCGCACGTTTTTTTGGCTTTCCATCGGATAGCCGTGGTTTCGTGCGCTCTGAAATGGAGAAAACGCCATGAGAATGACCCGTCAGGATTTAAAAAAAGAAGCGGCCGGCAGCACTGAACTGGTTCAGGAGCTGTGCAAGCAGGCGCGTGTTGAAGGTGGCAAGGATATGGCAACCAAGCTGTCGGGCCGCCTTGATCGTCTGGCCACGCACGCAGCCAATCAAGGGCTGCCTGCTGTTGAGATTGTTGAACTGATCCGGCAGGAAGCCGAAGCCATTGACGGCAAAGGCGGTGCGCTATGGCAGTAAACGCTGGAATGAAAAACAAAGGGAAATACATCGCGAAGTATCAATTTAAAAGCAGTGTTGAGTTCAGAGCACTGGCAAGCAGGACAGAATTGCAGAGTTACGTCCGTAAATACTTTGCGAAGTGAGCTGAAAAGGCGGCATCTGCCGCCTGAAGGCTATTTGAAAACAAACAATGAATCGTACTTACCGGGATTTAAATTATCTTTATGAACATCTTCAAGGCCCAAACCAGCGATCGATTGTACCAGTGCGATATAAGCACTCAGACCATCAACTGTTATTACCCTGTAGACTTCGCCTCTTTCATTTTGAACTGCAGTCACCATGGGCATACCACCCATTTCTTTCTTCGCCATTTTCTTAGCGATGGCATCAATTTTGTCGTCAATCGTCGCGCGCTCTACGCCATCAAGGTATGTGTCTTTCATAAAAATTCCTTAAAAAATCTAAGTTTCCATTCGGGATTTGCTGTGCTGTTCAATGCGATGAAAATACTTTCTCATGCAGCGGGAATGATGCCGGAATATTCAGGCCGGGGAAAGTGGGAGCAAGAGAGCTATAGGGTTAACAGTACTGCCTCGGAAACTTCCGCCGTAGGTATACCTGCTGCAAAAGTGGAGAGTGTAGCGCTATGAGAGTCAGGATTGATGATGTTTATTTCCTGCGTGCGATCAGCCCTAAGCAGCCGGGTGGAAACATGCTTATTGCGCTGGAAAAACTGGGATGGGTGAAAGTCGATGGTATCCGGGAGCAAGTGCCGCAGACTATGGCCATTTACAGCAGTAAGATTCTGCTGCTGCGCGATCTCATTTCGGACGTTATCGGGCGGCTGGTGCTTCAGGGGGATATGGATACGTTCGCCGGATTCGTCAGTGAAACGCGACGTCTTACAGAGCTGACAGATGTTGCGTTTGAAAAGTTGAGCGCGCAGCAGGTTGTCAATGTCTGAAGCACAGTCTGATTTGTTACAGGGTGAATACCACGCCGTAAATAAAATGCGGCGTGAGTTCTTTGCGCCTGGCGCACCGCAGGGCATCACCCATACGGAACTTAAACTCTGGCATTGTGATTCCACCGATCATGGGTGGCGCAGCCAGTACCTGCATGATATTCCGGATTACCTGTCCGGATATTTTGGCCAGCGATATGAAACACTTCTAAAGTCACCTAAAGACGGTCGCCGCCGTGCCAATACGTTCTTACGCAACACTATCGGTAAGAGCGTATTGCCACGTCTGAAACTTGTTAACGCAGCATGGCAGCGTGATTACTCAACCGGTATGCCTTCACCTTTCAAAGATAACCTTGATGATCTGCCGGGCTATGACCGGGACCGTGTGCGTGATCTTGCTTATAACATTGCCAGTCACTTAGGCGAGGCTTTCCACTCCTGGGCAGAAATGACCGCGCCCGCCGATAAACCTGATGAAGACGAGCTGAAGCAGCGCACGGCTCAGGGTTATATATTTCTGGCGCAGGAAGCACTGAAATGCGGCACTACGCCGCCTTTCTGGCTGTCCGTTAAGAAGACCGGCAGGATTAAACGTCGCAACGCTGAAAGCGCGATTCTGCGCATGATGTCACCTGAATGGTGGCGTGTTCGTCTGCAGCGTCGTCGTGATCTGCACCGTGAGCATATGGCTATTGCCGTGGGGCAGGTCCAGAAGGCCGCCAGTCCCTACGTTTCACGCGGAACACTCGGAGAGTGGGCAGAACAGAAAAAGCGTAACCGCGAGTTTTTCAAAAAGTTTGATCTGATTAATGAGGATGGTGATCGAATTGCCCTGGCCGATATGGTCAACCGCAGCAATGCTAATCCTGCTATTCGCCGCTGTGAGTTAATGGCGCGTATGCGCGGGTTTGAAGATATCGCCAATCATGAAGGCTATGCCGGTGATTTTTACACCATCACTGCGCCGTCACGTTTTCACGCCGTACACAGCAAAGGTGGATTCGTTTCACAGTGGAACGGTGCTAACCCACGCGATACTCAAAAATATCTCTGTTCTGTCTGGGCAAAAATCCGGGCTGCGCTGTCCCGTGCCGATATCCACGTTTTCGGCTTTCGCGTTGTGGAACCGCATCACGATGGAACGCCACACTGGCACATGCTGCTTTTCATGCGTCCGGAACACGTGGACGAAGTGCGGGACATTATGTGTTACCACGCACGGATTGCTGACAGTGAAGAGCTGAACACAGAAAAGGCGGTAAAGGCGCGTTTTCACGTTGAGCCGATTGATCCCACCAAAGGGAGCGCAACGGGCTATATCGCGAAATACATTTCTAAAAACATCGACGGCTATGCGCTTGAGGATGAAAGCGACGGCGAAACGGGCGGAAACGCGCGCGAAATGGCAAAAGCCGTTTCAGCCTGGGCATCACGCTGGCGCATTCGCCAGTTTCAGCAGATTGGCGGTGCGCCGGTAACGGTGTGGCGTGAACTGCGCAGGCTTGGAGATCAGCAGATTGAGCATCCGGAAATGGATGCGGTTCTGGCATCTGCAAGCGTGGCGGTAGACTGGGCTGCATACACGCAGGCGCAGGGTGGTCCGCTCGTTGCCCGGTGCGATCTGGTCGTGCGTCTGGCTTATGAAATTACCGAATGCGGCAACGAGTACGGTGAAGACGTTCAGCGGGTGCAGGGGGTTTATTGTCCGCGCGCTTCCGGTTCGGAAGTGCCAACACGTCTGGTTAAGTGGGAAAAGGTCGCCAAACTGGCCGAAGCGTCAGCGGAGGCTGGCTTTTCTGGCGGCAACGCCGCCCCTTGGAGTTCTGTCAATAACTGTACGGGGCCGAAGCGCCGCAGGTTAGAAGTGGAGCTGAAATCCAGGGGTTTTGAGGGTAGTGATGAAGAAATTGACCGGCTATTAAGCGGGGCGGCGATCTCTTTCAGGGGGCATGGGCTTTTAAAGTATCAGGCGGAGCGGCTCATAGACGTTGCTGATACCAATGAAAACGAGTGCTGGCCGGGGTGGTCTTCGGGCTAATTCAAGGTGTTAGCTCATGTTTATAGTAGATAAATCCTAAAAAAATGATTCATATTACGTAATGAATATTATACTGTATGGTTATACAGTATTTAATGTAAGGGAGGTTGAAATGTCTGCGTCGTTAAGTCAGATAGTTAAGGTGGAACGGATTGATTTTATAGTGAAAATGATGACTCATTCACGTGTGGAAGATAAACGCCGCGCATTACTTGATGAATGGCTGGGTGAACTGACGGAAGACCTTTTAGCTGACCTAAAAAGCGAAGCGAGGAGAAACGCCCCAGTTAATGAGGGGCGTTCTTATTAAGATGCCTGCAGAAGTTTTAACGTCAGCTGTTTTTGTTCTGCTGACATGCCGCTGATCACCTGCTGAATCAGTAAATCGCCTTTTTTGGCGCTAGGGCTGATTGTGTGGGAAAACGTCAAATTCATAACAAAAGTATGTCCACATTCAACGTCTGCACATGAGCAATAAATATCAGCAATATCGCGATGTTTGCGATTTGTTTTACGGATGACCGCCTTTGATTTGCACTCTGGGCACTCAATTTTTAACACGCGCATATTTGCGGCTCCGGCGTTGTAAGTTTGCCTGGATTTTATCCGATTACGCCTCATGCCGCATCCTTGTTCTTTGATTGCTGGGCAAATTTCAGGTGAAGGTGTTCCGGAACTTCCGGATCACCGTTCACCGCCATCATCAGTCGGCGCTGGAGCGGGGCAACCTCGTTTTTCTTATAGGTGGCTTCCACCTTTTCCGGGTCACCCAGGCCGGAAGTGTTCTGCGGAATAATCCCTGCAAGGCCAGCCGGAAAGCGGTGCGCGTTCAGTACGTCCTGCGCGCTGATGTTCTTCACGTTGGCAAATTCATCTTTCGCGCCGATATCCCCCATCTGGATAAACTGCACGCCTTCCTTATCGCCGCCGGGGATGTTCACCAGAATAGTGCTGAAATTTCCGATCCCCTTGCTGTTGGCCAGCTGCTGCTCTATCTCTTCTTCAACTTCATCCGTCATGTTCGGGTCTGTGGTGTAGAGAATGCCGCCGGTGTGTGCACCGTTGTGATAATACCGGCGGCGGAAAATCACGGCTTCGCTGTTGAGAAGGGCGGAGTGAATGCCGCCGATATAATCCGGCAGGCCGTAAATCTGCTGCTGCGGGTCATACATCCGGATAAAAATCACATCCTCTTCAGCGTAAACCAGCGGTTCACCCTGCTGCAGCACCACAAATTCACCGTCCTTGCGGCGGCGCATATACAGGCCGGGCATGGGTTCCAGCGCAACCACGTCGCCCCAGCCGTTGCGGATTTTTACAAGCCCCAGATCCCCGAACGTCAGCAAATCCATCGCGCCAGCCTCAAGGCTGTCGAACGTCAGACCGCCGCCCAGATAATCCGACAGCACCATGTTTTTGCGCGCGTGGAGGATGCCGCCGTGCTGGCCATTGAGGTTAACCAGCTGCGCCAGTGCAAGGCGGTCAATAGGCAGACTGTAGTGATCAAAATCGTTGTCATACCACACATCGCGATAATCGGTGCCGGTGGTCAGGACAGGTTCAGGCGCGCCGAAGCGCAGCACGGACATTTTGCGCTTACCTGCCGCCTGCTGTGCGCCGCTGGCGCGTTGCTTGTATCGTTTTTTCATGCTGCCTTCTGAAACTTCCATTTGGATTTAGGTTTGTGCTCGTAGTTGAGCGGCTCGTTGTCCAGACCGTGCATAATTGCCCAGGCTGCCTCTGCGTGGCCGGTTTCTGCTGTTCGGTCAGCGACGAAGGTCACTGCGCTGCCTGATTTTGTGACGGCGCGCCGGATAGACATGAACGACGCGGCCACCTCTTTCAGGTCCGCATCCCATTCAATGCGTCCGCTTTCAATGACGTCTGCCGCTTTAAGTACCAGGCGATTTTTAGTGCTCAGGTCGTAGCGGATAGGTTTCAGCACGCGCATGGCAAAGGGGTGGATGTTGTCATAAACGCCCTGGCCGATGCCGGTCACGTCTACGCCCAGATAGGTGAAGTTGTACTGGGAAAAAAGCTTTTTGATCTCGCTGGCCTGATGTCGGAAGTTCATGCCGCGCCAGTTAATGATCGCCAGCACGCGGAACTTCTCACCGCCCAGCACCGGCGGGGCCATAATCACGAAGGTTGAAAGGTCGCCGGAACGGGCAGGGTCATAACCGCCCCAGACCGGACGATCGCCAAACGGGCGGCGCCCTTTCGGGTCGTGGTCCTGCCAGAACGTGATATCCGTGCCGCATTTTTCCAGGTCGGAAAAGCTGAATACCGCGTCCTTACTGTCAACGAAGACGCACATGTACAGCATATCGAAAGTGTCTTTGCTGTAGCGGTTGCGCAGCTTGTCGATGCTGGCGAGGTTAAAGCCGTTGGCAATGGCGTCTTCCATCGTAATGACGTAGCGCCACTGGCCATCGGGGCAGAGGCGTCCGCCGTCGCGCATGGCGTTAAACGTGGGGAACACCACGGCGGCGCGCTTCTTACTACCTTTTTTCCACTCTTCGCCGGTCCAGAACGGGTAAGCCTGGTGCGTTTTGGCTGAGGGCGTTGAAAAGTAGGTGGTGCGCCATTTGTCGTGTGTGGCCATCGCAGACGCCACTTCATTCAGTCGCGCGAAGTTTGGAACCCAGAAATATTCGTCACAGTAGAGGTGGCCGCTGTATGACTGCGCCGTGTTCATGTTCGTGGACAGAAATCGCAGCTCTGCGCCGTTGCTCAGGCGGATAGGGTTGCCGGTCAGCGTGATGCCGAAGTATTCCTGTGCAATGTTGACGATATATGAGCGGAAAACCTCCGCCTGCGCGCGCGAAGCGGAAAGGAAAATCTGCGGATCACCGGTCAGCACAGCATTTTCAAACGCCTCAAAAGCAAAATACCAGGTCGCACCGATCTGGCGGCTTTTGAGGATGTTACGCACCTGCTGGCTGATGTTCAGGCGAAGGTGTTTCTGGTAGCCAAACAGGTGTTCTTCAGCCCATGCGTTCAGGTCGTCTTCCGTCAATCCGGACACGTCATTTTTGTTGTATTTACGCTTACCGCGCGGCTGTTCGCTTTCCTCATCGCTGCTACCGATGCCGCCGCCAGTGGATGCCGGGCGCGCGGCGGCCAGTTTCTCTTTGTGTTTGTTGTGCTGTGCGCGCAGCTTTACCGCATGGGCAATCAGCTGGTCCAGTTCTTTCAGTTCCAGTTCTGTTTTGCCGTCGCGTCCGGTCAGCAGCTGGATGCGGCGCTCTATCGCATCTTCCGTGCTTTCATGACTGAGCATATCTGCCCAGCCTTCCTTTTCCGCCCAGTAGTAAATAATCCGCGTATTCGGCAGATTTAATTCACTGGCAATTTCCTTCGGCGTATACCGCCTTAAATACAGGGCGCGCGCAACGCCGCGTAATTCATCACTGTATTTAGCCATCCGATATTTTCATTCCTTTATGTGTCTGATGGATATTATGCCGGTGAGAAGTAAATAAAAATCCCGCTTTGATTCTTTATGGTTCGTCTAATTGCCTTTATCCGAACACAGCAGAATTTGTCAGGGTGCGGCAGGCGTTTAATTCATTAATAATGGCTCTGCTGTTACGGAGGGCAGGGAAATATATGTCGCAGTTATGCACTGACTGGCTGTGTATTGCCACCGAGGGAGATACGGTTGACCGCCGGGAATTAAAACGGGAATGGTTGATTGATGCTGCTGAAACATATGACCCTGAATTATACGCCGCACTTATTTGGCCGGAGCATGAGCGCTATTACGGAAATGGGGGCAGCGTAAAAGAGGTGATGTGGCAGGAAGGCGATGACGGACTGGTAAGGCTTTACGCAAAAATCAGTCCGAATATGAGCCTGATTGAAGCCAATAAACGCGATCAGCTTCTTTATTTTTCGGTAGAACTTACCGAAGACGGAAACTTTCGCGGCACAGGGCGCAGCTATCTCGAAGGGCTGGCGGCAACGGACTCGCCTGCCAGCGTGGGCACTTCACGTATGCGCTTTAGCCAGCGCAAAAAAATCAAACCCGGCTGCTATCGCTATAAGTTTGGCCGGAATGGAAAAGTGGATGGAAAAGTGGAACAGGAAACAAAAATGAAAAACTGGCAAAAACTGTTTGGCATTCAGCCGAAAAAATTCGCTGAAGATGATGTGACTACTGATGCGCCGGAAAACAGCGACAAATTACAGGCGCTGGCTGAAGCCCTGAATAATCTGGAAGGCCGTGTGTCTGCAATTGAAACGCAGCTGGCTTCCACGCAGGAAGATGTGGACACCATCGCCGAAGTGGTGGATACGCAGGAATTTGCCACGCTGCGTGAAAATATCGGGGCAGTCATTAAAAACTTTGGAAAGCTGGATAATAAAATCACGCAGCTGCCTAAGCACAAACGCGGTGAAAAGCCGGAAAGCCGTAAATTTAAATTTCTGTGATTCCACTGCTGCTGGGAAAAAACATTAATTCGCAACTAAAGCGAGAGGATTATTTATGCAGTTAAACCAGAAAGCGGCACAGTTTATTGACGCGTATGCTGCCGGACTCGCGCAGCATTACAACGTTAATAATCCGTCCCGCGCCTTCAAGCTGACCGATCCGCAGGAAACCAGCCTGCGCGCTGCGCTGCTGGAGTCAGTGCAATTTCTTGACCTGATTACCGTCGCTGACGTTGACCAGCTAAGTGGGCAGGTCGTATCAGTGGGCGCATCCGCGTTGCACACCGGACGTAAGGCGGACGGACGTTTTATCCGCCGCGTGGGCGTTGATGGCAATGATTACAAGCTGGTTGAAACCGATTCGTGTGCCGCGCTGAAATGGGATTTGCTTTCAGTCTGGGCTAACGCCGGTGATGAAAATGAGTTCTTCCAGCTGGTTCAGACGTTTTCCAATCAGGCGTTTGCGCTGGACATGCTGCGTATCGGCTTTAACGGCAAAGAGGTGGTGGCGACAACCGATCCGGAGAAAAACCCGAACGGCGAAGACGTGAACATTGGCTGGCATCAGCGAATGCACGACTTTAACGACGGCTTCCAGATTATGACCGATAAGGTCAGCCTGGACGATGCCGGTGATTATCACTCGCTGGATGCGATGGCCTCTGACCTGATTAACACCAAAATTCCGGCGCAGTTCCGTAACGATCCGCGTCTGGTGGTGCTGGTCGGGGCCGATCTGGTCGCGGCGGAGCAATACCGCCTGTATCAGAAGGCGGACCGGCCCACGGAGAAAATCGCCGCGCAGATGCTGGGCAGCACCATTGCCGGGCGCACCGCGATTATCCCGCCGTTTATGCCGGGCAAGCGCATGGTGGTCACGCCACTGTCAAACCTGCACATCTACACGCAGCGCGGCACGCGTCAGCGTAAAGCAGAGTTTGTGGAAGACCGTAAACAGTACGAAAACAAATACCTGCGCAATGAAGGTTACGCCGTTGAGGTGCCGGAGCTGTACGCGGCCATTGACGAAGATGCGGTGACCATCGGCAAGGTAACCGAACCGGAAGAGGGCTGATCATGAGCCTTTCACCCGCACAGCGACACAGCCAGCGCGTGACCATGCAGCAGCAGCAGGCGCGGCTTGAGGAAGTGAACAGCACGGCCAGTCTTCACCTGCAGATGCAGGAAATCATGGAAGACGTGGCGGTATTACGCAGCCTCGATATGACGGCGGAGCGCGTGGCCATGAAGCGTGATGTGCTGCTGCCGAAGTGGATGCCCACGGTAGAAAGCTATCTCGAACTGGGCCGCGTGTATGCCAATCCGGTATTCGCGTATTGCGTCGTCTGGCTGTTTGACGTGGGCGAGTTCGATCAGGCGCTGGACTGGGCAGACATTGCCATTGAGCAGGAGCAGGCAACGCCAGAGAACATCAAATCGCGATTCCCGGCCTTTGTGGCCGATCAGATGATGAACTGGGCGGAGCAGGCAAGCCAGGCGGGTGAAGACTTGGAGCCATATTTCTCGCGGACGTTTGAGAACGTCACGCAGCGCTGGCGGCTGCACGAGGAAATCACCGCCAAATGGTTCAAATTCGCGGGGCTGCTGCTGCTGCGTGATGAATCAGGACAGGCGCGGGCGGCGGCGTCAGATAGCGTCGAAACGCTGTCTGAGGCTGACCGGCTGCTGGCGGCCGCCGAGGCGAAGTATCACAAGGCAGGCGTAGGCACGATGCGCAAGACAATTGCGGCGCGCATCCGGGCGCTTACGGCTGAATAACGACTACCGCAAGCCGGGTGGGCGCGGATGAGGGCAGAACACGCAGTGTAATGCGCCGTGGATTCCGGTCAGCCCACCTTTTTACGGGGGATTTTATGTTCAGTGGCAAGCCGATTGAGTACCAGGACAGCCCGCTGACCAATGACGGATTCTGGCCGGATATGAACCTGTCAGACTTCCAGCGCAGCCGCAGTATTCCGGCTGACGTGGACGCGGAGACAGTGGCCAATGCGCTGCTTACGGCGGCAGCGGAGGTAAACAGCGGGCTTGCCGGTGTGCAGAAAAAGCACAGGGCGGCAGGATATCAGACCGCTGCTGACGTGCCGGGGGTCAGCATGAACGGCATCAGTCAGCTGGCGGCGCAGTACAAAAAAGCGGTGTATGCCAGGGCAAAAGCGGACCTTATGGGTGAGTTCGCGTCAGTTGGCCGCCGCGAGTCGCATCCGGGACAGGAGAGCGAAGAAACACGCAAGGGATTGCTGGCGGAGGCGTCAGTGACTATCCGCCTGATTAAAGGGCTTAAGCGCGCCACGGTGAGGCAGGTATGAGCAGAGAGAGTCAGCTTGAATCACTGACCAGCTTCATTAAGTCAGCAATGCCGCAGCGTGCCATGCAGTCATTTACCAGCGAAATGACGGGGCTAAAAACTATCCCCGCAGCGCGTGATATGGGGCTGGGGCAGGTGCAGCTTTCGGTGATCCGCTATGACGCAGAGCTTATCTGGGAGCGCTTCCCGTACCGTGAGTGCGATCCGCGTCTTTTGATGGCGCTGCTGGACGTTTGGCTGGCGATTGACACGCATGACCGGCAGTTATTAAGCCAGGTCGGCATCACCAATGCCGATCCCGACTGGGACATTGGACTGATTGACGAGGAAACCGCGATTGTGACCGTTACTGTGCCGATGGCGGAACGGCTGATTATTGTGCCGGATGAAAACGGGCAGATTCCGTATCAGGGCGGGCGTTACCGGCTGGCCGATCCGGAAATCTGGACGGCGCTGAGCGCGACGATTTACACGGAGGTGGATGAGTGATTTTTGGGGCGGAGATTAACGCCGCGCAGCTGCGTGAAATGCGCCGCGAGATTGCAAAGCTGGAGCTGCCCGACAAAAAGCGCCAGCGGCTTATTTGGCGCATGGCGAAGTATGGCGTGATCCCGGCTGCGAAGCGCAACGTGCGTAATCAGCAGTCACCGGACGGCACGCCGTGGCAGGCAAGAAAAACGCGCCGCCGGGGAAAGATGCTGCGCAACCTGCCGAACCTGCTGCACATCCGCGAAATGCCTGAAATTGAAGCCGTGCGGCTTTACCTGCAGGGCGGCGGATACCGCAACGGGGACAAAGCAGTACCTGCCGGGACAGTCGGTTATGCGCAGCAGGAGGGAATGAAAACCAGCGTCAGGGCACGCGGAACAGGGCGCCCCGCACCGGCAGGAAAAATGGCCACGCTGGCGCAGGCTAAGCGGCTGAGAAAGCTGGGCTACAAAGTAAAGCGCGGGAAGCGATGGCGTAAGCCGCCGTTTAAAGAAATCACCGAAACGATGGGATTTGCGCAGGCCGGTCTGCTGATCCGCAAACTGTCGGGCCGGGCGGCAAAAACAGTATGGACTGTTGATGTGCCGTCTCGTCCGTTTCTTGGGATGGGCGGCGACGATTTTAATAAGGCGCTGGCGCGTCAGCTGCAGGCCATTGGCTACGGCTGGGACGTTAAGGCGCAGGATATCAGGGGAGAGGTATGAGCTGGCCAAATGTAACGGTCAATCAGCTTAATCAGCTGCAGGGTGAAACTAAGGATATTGAGCGCGTCGTGCTCTTTGTCGGACGCGGCGCAACCAACGCCGGTAAGACGCTGGCGGTTAATACGCAGACCGATTTTGATGCGCAGCTGGGTGCGGCGGAATCGGTGCTGAAAAGACAGGTGATGGCCGCACTGGATAATGCCGGTCAGAACTGGTCCGCATATGTGCATGTACTTGCCGAAGATGCAGAGCTGTCGGCATGGGCAGACGCCGTACTGAGCGCGCAACAGGTGGCATCCGTGGAGGGCGTCGTACTGTGCGTGGATGTTCCGGATAAGAAGGAGATTAGCGCTGCCGCCTCGCTTCGCAGTTCGCTGCTGGCTGCGTTTGGCCGCTGGGTGTGGTTCATTCTGTCAGTCGGCGGTCCGGAAAGTGACGAAGCCTGGGCGGATTATCTGACGCGAATGAGTAAGCTGCAGAGCGGGATTTCCGCGTCAGCGGTCCAGCTGGTTCCGCGCCTGTGGGGTAATGAACCGGGCGTGCTGGCCGGTCGCCTCTGTAACCGCGCCGTCACTATTGCTGACAGCCCGGCACGTGTTAAGACCGGGGCGCTCGTAAGTCTGGGCAGTGACAGTCTGCCGGTGGATGGAAAGGATAGTGTCCTGGAGCTGGCCACGCTGCAGGCGCTGGAAACACTGCGTTTCAGCGTGCCGATGTGGTACCCGGACTATGATGGGCTTTACTGGTCTGACGGGCGCACGCTGGACGTGGAAGGCGGGGATTATCAGGTTATCGAGTACCTGCGTATTGCTGACAAAATTGCGCGCCGCGTGCGTCTGCTGGCTATCGCCCGAATCGCTGATCGCACACTGAACAGCACGCCGGGCAGCATTGCCGCCGCGCAGCAGAGTTTTGCGAAGCCGCTGCGTGAAATGTCGCAGTCAGTCCAGATTAACGGCATTCGTTTCCCCGGTGAGGTGAAATCACCGCGCGACGGTGACGTATCAATCAGCTGGAAAAGCGCTAAACAGGTAGAGATTTATATCGTGATGCGTCCGGTTGAATCACCAAAGGAAATTACCGTGGGGCTGCTACTGGATACCAGCCTGGACAGCACTGAGGGGGCGGCATGAGCCAGCGCATCAGCGGTCAGTCATTTGATGTAAACATCGACGGGGAATTACTTCACGTCGAAAAAATCTCACTCGATATCACGGACAGCACAGCGGCGGCGTCCACGCGCGGCGTACCTGACGGACATGTAGCCGGGGAAGTTACCGCAGAAGGTGAGATTGAGCTGAGCAGCAAAACCTTTCAGCAGCTGACCGCAAAAGCGCGTGCAGCAGGGTCATGGCGGGGCATCGACACGCTGGACTTCCTGTTTTATGCGAAGGCTGGCAGTGAAGAAACGAAGGTGGAAGCCTTCGGCTGCAAACTGGTGCTGAGCAACGTGCTCGATATCGATCCGAAGGGCGGCGCTATCAGCACGCACAAGGTGAAGTATTTCGTGACCAGTCCGAAGTTCGTGAACATTAACGGCGTGCCGTATCTGGAAGCGGCGGCAACGGAAAGCCTGATCAGCTGACGGGGATGACGGGGATACGATGCAGGACCATGAAAAAACACTGATGCAACTGCTGCTTATCGGCGCGGTTATCGCGCTGGGCAAAGTGCTGGCCAGTAATGAAAAAATCACGCCGCGCCTGATTGCCGGGCGCGTCATTCTGGGGTCGGCCATTTCAGTCGCGGCAGGTGCAGCGCTGGTGCAGTTCCCGGATATGTCGCCGCTGGCGGTTAACGGGGTCGGGGCGGGACTGGGGATTCTGGGCTATCAGTTCTGCGAAATGTGGTTACGCCGCCGTCTGGGTGGCGACGATAAGGAGAAGTGAAAATGAAGTTATCGGAAAAGCAGCAGTTATTCACCGCGCTGGTTGCGCAGCTGATCACCTGGGCAAATGACCACGGAATGCGTCTGACGTTCGGGGAAGCATACCGCACGCCGGAGCAGGCCGCGCTGAATGCGAAGAAGGGCAGCGGCATCGCCAACAGCCTGCACACACAGCGGCTGGCGGTGGATTTTAACCTGTTTGTTAACGGCGAGTACAAAACCCGCACCGAAGATTACCGGGCAATGGGTGAATACTGGGAATCGCTGGGCGGCAGCTGGGGCGGGCGTTTTAAGTCCAATCCGGACGGAAACCACTTCAGCCTTGAGCATAACGGTGTGCGCTGATGGCCAGAGACGTGCTGTTTGTGCTGGCCGGTCTGGGGCTGGCGTTTCTGGCGGGATGGACCGGCGCGGAGTGGAAGCGCGACAGCGTGGAACTGGTCGCAGAGCGAGCCGCCGGGATTGCCGCTGACAGGACGCGCGATCAGCTGCAGGGCGTGGCAAGCGAGTCAGCCAGGCAGCTTGAGAAAAAACTGGAGGAGTTAAAAGGTGCGATACCGGCAGGCATCCGCGCTGAACTGGAGAAACCTGTTTTCAGTAATGATTGCCTGTCTGGTGATTATTTCAGGCTGTACAACGCCGCCAGTGAAAACGCAGAACGTACCCTATCAGGAAAATCTGAAAACTAAATGTCCGGTTATTCTTCCCCGATTAACCGGAACCAACGGCAGAGCCGCAGCAGAATTATTAATTCAGTGGATAGATATTTATTCAACCTGCGCGGCGCGCCATAACCAGCTTATTGACGAAATTAATTTAAGAGAGAAAAAATATGAGTGATAAAAAAATTGAAATGACCATCGCTGGTAAAGACGTTTCTTTTACGCCGAACGTCACCGCCTATAACAAATATATCAACGAAATCACGATGGGAAATAAAGTTTCCCCGGCGCATAACTTTCTGGTCCGTATCGTAACGCCGGAAACAAAAGAAGTGCTTCAGGAATTACTGGCGCTGCCGGGCGCGGCATTACAGATTGTAGGCAAAGTGCTGGAAGAATATACGCCAGAGCTGGAAATCACCGTAAAAAACTAAGCGCGCGGGTCCGTAATATCGACGCCAACGGACTCGAACAGTATCTGATTTTACGCCGTCACTGGCTGCCTGGTGAGAATGACAGCGCGGAAAACCTTGCCGCCGCGCTGTGGCTTGATAACCGGCACTGGGAAAACCAGCGCATTGCCATAGCAAACGGCATCGCGCTGGCGTTTAAGGGAAGCGAATGAAACAGCTGGAATTTACGTTATCACTGATCGACAAGGTAACGCGGCCGCTTCGTCAGGCACAGGCAGGCGTCACGAAATTTGCAGACAAATCCCGCGCATCCTTTCAGCGCGTAGCAGTCGGCGGTGCTGCACTGTGGGGCGTGGGACAGGCCATCAAGGGCGCGCTGGGTCCGGCGATTGAAATGTATGACGCGCTGCAGGAGCAGACCGCGCGCGGCATCGACAATACTGCGCTTAAGCAGGTTGAGAAGGATGCAAACATTTTTTCGATGACCTACGGCAAAAGCGCCGTGGAGTTTGTGCAGTCAACGGCCAGCATTAACGCCGCAATAAGCGGCCTGACCAGCGACGAGCTGCCGAAGGTTACCCGTATTGCCAACCTGACCGCCGCTGCGCTGGGCAGCACGGCAGCGGAGTCGGCAGAGTTCATGGGGCAGATGTTCGGCAACTTCCGTGAGGATGCGGAGCGCCTGGGCAGGGTGCAGTTTGCGGAGCAGCTTTCGGGAAAAGTGACGTTTATGCGTCAGCGCTTCGGCGTGGAAATGGGCGCAATCAGGGATTTGATGGAGGGCGCGCGCGGCGTTGGCACCAACTATGGGATCGGCCTTAACGAGCAGCTTGCGGTGATGGGCGAGCTGCAGCGCACGCTGGGAACGGAGGCATCCGGCGCTTATGAAGGCTTCCTGACCGGCGCTGAAGAAGGCGCGAAAAAGCTGGGCATGAGCTTTAAAAATCAAGCGGGACAGATGCTGTCTATGCCGGAAATCCTGATCACGCTGCAGGCAAAATACGGCGCCAGTATCACCGGTAACGTGGAGGCGCAGAAGGCGCTGGATGATGCGTTTGGTGACAGTTCAGCGGTGGTTAAGCAGTTGTGGGGCAACGTGACAGCGCTGCAGCGAAACATCACCGAGCTGGGCGGCAATGACGGGCTTAAGCGCACACAGGAAATGGCCACGAAGATGGTTAAGCCGTGGGACCGGTTTATTCAGATTCTGGAAGCTGTCCGGCGCGTAATCGGCCTGACGCTGATACCGGTGATTTATCCGCTGCTGAACCGCCTGGCGGATATGGGGCAGACGTTCGCGCGCTGGATGCAGATGTTTCCGAACATCGCGCGCGTGGTCGGGTATGTGGCGCTGGCCGTGCTGAGTTTCGCCGGTGCGGGTGCGGTGGCCAATATCGTGATGGGCATGGCCACGTTTGTTATGACCGGGCTGCGCGGCATCGTGATGGGGCTGCTGCTGGTCACGCGCCTGTATACCGGGGCGCTGTGGCTGGCCGGGGCAGCGGTGACGGCTTATACCATGATCATGCGCACCCTGCGCGGCGTACTGCTGGCCGTGCGCATGGCATCCGTAATGACCGGTGCGGCCATTAACTTCATGAGCTGGCCGATTCTGCTGATCATTGGTGCAATTGCGCTGCTGGCCGCAGGCTGCTATCTGCTGATCGCACACTGGGATGCAATCAAAGCCGCCGTGATGAATACCGAAGCATTTCAGGTTGTATCCGGCGCGGTGGTAGCTGTGGCCGGTGTGTTTGGCAAAGCCTGGGCGTTTATCAGCGAGGGCTGGCTGAGTTTCGTGGCGCTGCTGTCCGGTTTTTCCGTAACGCAAACGCTGGGGAATATGGCCAGCGGGATAATGAATCTCTTCGCGAACCTGTGGGACAACATTAAAAAAACGGCGCTAAGTTCACTTAACTGGATTATTGCCAAAATTAACAAAATCCCCGGCGTCGATATTGCGGAGTTTGGTGAGCCTGCAGCGCCGCCGCCGCGCATCGAAAATAACCTGACAACCGGCGGCCAGTTAAAAGGCATTGAAGCAGGCGGAATTAATAAAACTATTTCCAGCAACAGCCGGAGCGTAACGGATAACAGCAAACGCATCGAAAAAGTGGAAATTAATACAGGTGGCGGCATGACGCCGCAGCAGCTGATGGAGTGGCAGGAGCTGGCGGGATGAGTGAGTTACTTTATATAGATTTGCTGATTGAAAACGGCAACTTTGTTTTAAATACCGGTAAAGAGCCGGTCACGTGTAATAACCGTAAAAGTATTCAGCAGGATATTGCACACGCCATAATTGAATCTGGCCTGATGACCGAAATGATTGCCGAAAGAAGCCCGACATTACGCGCTGATATTCTGACGCGGCTTGAATTACTCATTGAAGACGATGAACGGATTATCCCCGGCACCATTGAGCTGACAGAAGAACGCCTGTCACGCCTCTGGGTGACGGCCAGCACATACGACTTCGGCGCACTGTCTTACGGGGTGGATATATGACGGACAAACCGCAGGTGGATTTTACGGAGGTGGTGAAAGCCAGCGGGATGCCGGTGACGGACGCAGAGCTGAAAGCGCGCTTTACGGACATTGCCGCAGAGGAAGGTCTGATCACTAACACTTCACGCATGTCGCCGTTCTGGCGGCTGGTCACGGCCATTATCACCGCGCCGGTGCTGTGGCTGGCGGACGTCATGATCAATACGGTGCTGGTGAATATGTTCGTGGCCACGGCAGGCGGTCAGATGCTGCGCCTGCTGGCATGGGCGGTCAACGTCACACCAAAACCGGCAAGCCGGGCTGAAGGCGTGATCCGTTTTACAAAGGAGAGTGCCGGGGCTGATGTGACCGTGCAGGCCGGTACGCGTATCCAGACTGAGCGCATTAACGGCGTGATTTACGAGCTGGTGACCGTTGCTGACTTCACCATTCCGGCAGGGGAAGCCAGCGCGCTGATCCCGGTGCGCGCGTCAGATGCGGGGGCCGCGTGGAACCTTGCGCCGGGCTATTACCGTATCCTGCCGGTGGCCGTCACCGGCATCACGCAGGCGGAAAGTGAGGAAGACTGGCTGACCGTGCCGGGCGCAGATGAAGAGAGTGACGACGAGTTGCGCGAGCGCTGCCGCAATCAGTTTAACCTGGTAGGTAACTACCACACAGACGCGGTTTACCGCTCAATGATCGCCGGTGTGGTCGGACTGAGTATTGACCGGATTTTTTTTCTGCACGATGCGCCCCGCGGGCCCGGAACGGCAAACGCCTATTTGCTGCTGGATTCCGGCGTGCTGTCAGAACCATTTATCACCGCGGTAAATGACTACATCAACACGCAGGGCCATCACGGCCACGGTGACGATATGCAGTGCTTCGGAATGCCGGAAACCCGGCACGATCTGAGCGTGAAAATGTATCTGAAAAACCCGGATAACATGACCGCCGAAAATCAGTCGCTGCTGATAAAAAATGCCGGAAACCTTATCCGCAGCGCATTCCGGGAAAACGCGGACTATGACGTTAAAAAGACGTGGCCCTACGCGCGCTTTTCATTTTCGAACCTTGGGCGTGAGCTGCACAGGGCTTTCCCGGAAGTCGATTCGGTCACCTTTTCGCTGGACGATATCGTCAGCGATCTGAGTGTGCCGCGTCTTAACAGCCTGACAGTGAGTATTGAACATGACTGATTTCGATAAAAAGCTGGCCGGGCTGCGCCTCCCTACGTGGATGAGCAAAGGGGAGCCAGCCAAACTTCTGAAAGCCGCGCGCAGGTTCTGGGCGCAGGTTTACGGCTGGGTTACGTGGCCGGTCAGCCAGTTTGATCCGCTGACCTGTTCTGAACCGCTGCTGAATCTGCTGGCGTATGACCGGGATATTACCCGCTTCAATGGGGAGCCGCTTTCACTGTTCCGCAGGCGCGTGGCGTTTGCGTTTATCAACGCGCGTGATGCCGGGTCCGTGGCAGGGTTTATCAGCATTTTTGAGCGGCTGGGTATCGGGTATGTGGAGCTGGTTGAGCGCCAGCCCGGCATCGACTGGGACGTAATACAGGTGCGCGTTTCAGACAGCCAGATTGCGGACAACGCGCAGCTGTTGCTGCAGATAATCCAGCAGTACGGCAGAACGTGCCGCCGTTATCAGTTTGAGGTGATCACCTCGCAGCCGTTCGCCATCCGTGCAGGCTGGGACCAGGGTGAATATGTAATTTACCCGGCGCGCATCGCCGGGGCGGACGTGGCCAGCGCGACGTTCAGCGCAGGAATTTAAGGGAAAATTATGTCACAGACAGTTATCACGACAGCATTTGAGCAGTGGAAAGCGCGCCAGGCGGAAACCGGCGAGGTGGTTTTACTGGATGGATTCATTTTTGCGAACGTGCCGGGCCTCGATCCGGCTGCGCCGGTAGACCGCAGCGAGGGCATCCCGCCAGAGGCGCAGATAGTTCACCGGCAGGCGGTCACGCGTAAAGGCGTGGTGAATCAGAATGCGGTGGTGCATTCAGTGGTACTGGGCGCGGACACGGGCGATTTTACGTTTAACTGGATTGGTCTGGTGAACAGCGCAACCGGCACGCTGGCCATGATCGTACATGCCCCGGCGCAGCAGAAACTGAAAACCCGCGAAGGCCAGCAGGGCAACGTGCTGACGCGTTCATTCCTGATGGAGTACAGCGGCGCACAGCAGGAAACGGGGATCAGTACGCCAGCGGAAACTTGGCAGATTGATTTCACCGCGCGCATGGGGGCGATGGATGAGCGCCAGCGGCTGGAAAATACCGATATCTATGGCCCGGCGGCGTTTTTTGGTGATGGCTGGCTGGTCAGCGAAAACGGCACGCAGTATTACGTCACACATGGTGCGGGTTACGTGGGCGGCCTGCGCGCGCAGCTGGATGCTGACCAGAATATTACGGTCGGCGTGAAGCCGGTAAAAGTATGGCTGGACGTGTGTTTTACCGGGACGCTGGCCAGCGTCTGGGGCGTGCAGAGCAAAATCACAGTAGCGGCTGATCTTGCGGACTATGAGCAGGACGGTGTGAAGCATTACGTGTCAGCACTGGCGGGTATTGACGCTGCCGGGAATATCACAGACCTGCGCCCTAAAGGGTCACAGGACAATCAGCAGGCCAGTGATGCGCTGAAAAGACATGAACAATCACGCAATCACCCGGATGCGACACTGAAAGAAAAAGGCTTCGTTCAGCTGAGCAGTGCAACAGACAGCGCCAGCGAAACGGCAGCAGCAACGCCTAAAGCAGTAAAAGCGGCAAACGATAATGCCAGTTCGCGCCTGAAGGCGGCAGCAAACCTGTCAGACCTGGCTGATATCAGTAAAGCCAGAGAAGTTTTGAAGCTTGATCGGGTGGGAAACTGGATGGCTGTGCAGGCTAATGGCGGCCAGCGTTCATCCGGTAATCACCAGATATTTATTGACTGGGGTGCTGACGGGAAGCCACACCTGACGGTTGACGCCTCTTACATTGGCGAACTGTTTACTACTGGCAACCCGCCAAACGCTGGACAGACGGGCGCTTACCCTAAATCGGGTGGGAATCTCGATGAAGAAGCAAGCATTTCAGTAATTTCAAAGGTTAAACCCGGCAATCCCGGCGAAACGCTTTACTCGCCAATGTTTCGCGCGGTGTTGAACGGGCGCGGCGGCGATATGGATTTTAAAGACGGCGCAAGTGGATTTATGAGGATCGTCGAGAGGGTCGGGAGTTACGCCTATATTCAGCTTCAGTGGGACGGGTTCGGCACAGTATACGAATTTAAATTCGACCAGACCGGAAAGTTTTTCGCGAATAATGAAGTTCACGCCGGTAATGGTTTTCTTGCGACTGATGGGAACATTTATGGCCCGGTATGGGGCGGCTACCTGAGCAATTGGTTAAACGTCAATCTCAATAATGTTAATCAGAATATTGCTAACCAGATTAACGACGTTCGAAACTGGACTTACGGAAACTTTGTGAATGGGATGCGGCTCGGCGGTGAGATGTGGCAGGGTTCAACAAATGACAGCGGCGGCGTAGTGAGCTTAGGCAGTGGTGAAATGCTGACCGGCTGTCAGGGCGTCGGCGGTTCCGACTTTAACAAAGCGCAATGGCGAAAAAGGGCGCTGCAGTACCTTATTAATGGGCAGTGGGTGCAGGCTGGTAGTCTTTAAGGGGAAAATACATGGTTATTATGAAAAATTTAACCGTCGAAAATGTCGATCTAAACGGGCTTCTGATTGCCGTCGCGACAGACGAAACGGGCGCGGATTGGTACGCATCGCAAAGACTGTTTCAGCCAGACACGCTCAAATTTGTTTTTGATAAAAACGGCGTCGTTATCTCGATGCATCATGACGTGTCGGCACTCTGGCCGGGGGGTAACTCCGTTGCGGAACTGGCTGCCGATCATATTCCAGCGGAATTTTGCCTTAACGGTGAATGGGTATTCGATGGCAAACGTATCATCCCCCGTGCATATACGGCTGAAGAATGGCAGTCAAGAGCACAGAGCCAGCGCCAGCGACTGCTTACCGAAGCCAGCGCAACCATGACCGTATGGGACAGGGAGAAAGACGCCGGTATTCTTGATGATGATGATAAAGCCAGCCTGATTGAATGGACAAAATACGCGAAAGCGCTGCGTAAACTTGATGTCAGCGCCGTTGAAGATGAAGCGGGATATCAGGCAGTAATATGGCCGGAGGCACCTGATGTGGCGTGAAGCAACGCTGTCATTCTCAGACAGTGTGACAAGCGTCGACTGTGCCATCGTGCCAGCACATCCCTGGGTATATGGACTGGGGCAGCAGACGGATAACGGCGCATACCTGAGTCCGGTGAATGCCATCGCCTATCTGGCGCAAAAGCTGGCAGGCATCGGTGGGACGGCTGACATAGTGATTTTTATGGTGGCCAGTGACACGCATAACAGCTTTATGTCCTCACTGAATCAGCTGACAGAAATTTTTCCGGCCCCGGCATTTGTGCAGGTGAAGCGGCTGGCGCAGTCTGCCGCCACACTGGCCACGGAAAAGATGCAGCTGCCTGCAGGCATGGGCGCCGCGCTGCCGCCTTCCGTGCCGCTGTCCGTGCCTTCCAGCCGGGCCGCACTCGCAGCCGCCGCCGTGAAGCAGGCGCAGGGCGAAGCAGGTGCAGCGGCAGGGCTTGACGGGCTGAAAGCGCAGCTGGCTGCGTTTGGCCAGAAACGTGATGCCATGCTGACAGAGATAGCTGCCGGGCTGAGCGATCTGCAGGGCAAAAGCGCACGTGCATGGGTGTTTACCGGCGGCGGGGACGTGGTGACCACGCTCACGCAACTGGCGAGAGATATTCCGCAGCCGTCCGCTGTGTATTCGGCGGCCGTGATGCTGGTCGGTGACAATCTTGAAGGAATAAGAGGCATGATCCATGAGTACAAACCCGACGCTGGCGCTTAACGGTGAGGGCATCCCGCTTAAAAACATGCGGGTTACCGTATCAATGGCTTTTCAGGATAAAGACCAGTCCGGGCAGACCAGTTCAACGGCAAAAGCTGAGCAGGGCATTAAGGGAAAAGAGCTGAGGATCAGTGGTGAAATCGGGTTCAGTGATGCTGCCCTGCTGAAGCGCGTTTTTGAGCTGGCGTCTGCAACTGATGCCAGCGGCCAGCGGCAGAAATACCGCGTGGCGCATGAGGTGGCGCGCGCGGTAAGTTTTCGCGAGGCGACATTCACCGGCAACGTGGACGCACCGCAGCAGGAAGGAAAGATGGCCTGGCTGATAACGTTCACGCTGACCGAGCATGTAAGCGTTCAGGAAAAGCGCGAAGCGCGCGCCGGTGGAAAAACCACGGCCACTAAACAGACCGGCAACGGCAAAGGCGGACCGCAGGCAGCAGGCGAGAGCGAAGAACAAATGACGTGGTTTGAGCGCAAAGTGCTTAAGCCGGTAAACGACGCACTGGAATAGCGATGAAACCTGTAACCCGGCTTTACCTGTCAACTGACGAAGTGTATCTGACTGACGCCAGTCTGGTTCTGGAGCTTAACAGCTGTGGCCGTGGCTTTATCACGGCAAAGACCAGTACTGATTACACCGGCAAAATGGTCCGCATTGACACCGGCTACCCTGACCGGCTGTTGCGCTGGTTCACCGGGTACGTGGAGCGCTCGCAGCCTTCGGAAACCGGCTATCAGCGTCTTTTCATCCGTGAGCTGAGCGGCGTATTTGATCGCGCCTGGCCGTGCGCATTCCAGCACCCGACGCTTCGCCAGATTGCCGCCTGGCTGGAAGAACACAGCGGCCTGACCGTCACCGTGCCGCAGGCAGATTACAGCGACAGGCCGATCCCGCACTTCACGCACAGCGGCACAGGATTTCAGCTGCTGGCCAGTCTGGGGCGCGCCTTCGGTATTGCTGATTACCTCTGGTATCAGCTGCCCGATGGCAGCATGTATCTGGGCGGCGCTGAAAAGGCGCTGTTTGCCGGTAAGCCGGTGGACATTCCGCCGGAGTTCAGCCAGTCCACTGCAGGTGGCAATACGATGACCGTACCTGTGATCCAGTCACTGCGTCCGGGCGTGGAGGTGAACGGCCAGCGCGTGACAAAGGTACAGCTGAACAGCGACACCATGACAATCACCTGGACACCGCGAAACCGCACAACAGGCCAGCCGCTGCAGAAAACACCGGTACAGCGGCAGGTTGAAAGCCATTACCCGGAGCTGGCCAGCGGCCTGCACCTGCCTAAAATGGCGCGTGTTGTTGCCCCGTCTGAGGCGGTTAAAAGCGGAAACTTTGCTGACCCCTTCAGGCCGCGCTATGCCGTCGATCTGCAGCTGCTGGACGCTGACGGTAATCCGGACGGGAGCACGCCAGTTTATCCTGCCGTGCCGCTGCCCGTTCCGATGGCCGGTAATGATTCCGGGATGTTTCAGTTTCCGCCAGAGGGGACGTTGGTTGAGGTCGGGTTCACCGGTGGACGCCCGGACAAACCGTTTGTGCGCCAGACCATGCCGGAAGGGACCAGCCTGCCGGACGTGAAGCCAGGCGAACAGCTGCAGCAGCAGCGCGCGGAAGTATCACAGCGCGTAACGCAGGCGGGAGACTGGGAGCGCCAGACCGATCAGGCCATCCGTGAAACGTCCATGAGCCGGGAAGTTAAAGCCGATACGGAAACGCGTGAGCTGGTCAGCAGGGAAACGACGGTCAAAGCCTCGGACAGGACCACTGTGATTGGAACGGCGTCACTGATGGCCGGGGCAATCCAGCACGTGACGACCGGTAATTACAGCATGGCCGCACAGCAGAGCCAGCTGATTACAGTGGGCGGTAATGCGGAAACGGACGTCACCGGCAGCGCGGCGATAAAAGTCGGTCAGGCGCTGACTGAAAAAATCGGCCAGCTGCGTCAGAGCATTGCCGGGACGCGTCAGGAAATTATCGCGCCGGTAGTGTGGATTGGTTCGGAGAAGATTAACGTGGCCCAGCTGATGCTTGATACCGTGGCCCTTGTGCAGCAACTGGCGGAACAACTGGCCAGCCACACGCACCCGTCAACCGGCCAGCCCACGAACAGCAGTGCCATCGCGCAGAGTGGCCAGCAGGCCGCCGCGCTCAGTTCGAAATATTCCCCCGTCATCGGCAAGTAAGCCAGCACACTAACCCGCTATCGCAGCGGGTTTTTTATTGCCCGTGACCAGAACGCCTCAGACGCACGCCACGCCACGCACAGGCGCGCCCATCACGCACGACAACCATAAACAGATCATCCGCACAGCGCGGCACTGGCTGCGCGTCAGCCCCGGCAAAATAATCGTCGCGCAGACAAAATCGGCGCTACACCGCACCCGCCTGCAGGTTTTGCATCACATAAATTTTTCAGTTTTATTTTTTTACAAACCAATATGCCAGCCCGCGCCGTTGGCGGCCCTATGCGGAAAATTACAAACTGAAAAAGTTGAAAATAAATTCAGCTATTTTCAGTAAACTGGATCGGAAATGGATCGCGCAAGAAAGCAAGTTTTTGAAATTTAATAAAAAAATTAAATTTCGTGATGTTGATTGGATCAAAAAGGCAAGGCGTAGGGTCAAACTAAAAGCCTGCGAGTTCAAGAATGGCGCGGGCTTAGGTAACTTTTAAGCATTATAAAAGACTGAAATTTTTTTCTCAGTTCAACCAGTTCAAATAGTGTGCTGCCCACTGAACCAAAGGCCTGACAGTTACGAGTTTCGTTCTTGATGCTTTTTAACTGCATGAGCAACGCTTGAGAAAAATATACTTCCTATAATCACCACTAGTGAAGCGAAGAAAAAATAAAGTACATATTCAGTAAGAGGGGACAGCCCTTTATCTATAGCCTTAATCATATCAGGTGGTACTTCCTTAACATTCAACAATATACTATGCACAGCGTAAATGGTGCCGAGGCTTGCAGAAAAGAAAACGCCAATTAATGTGAACAGAAACGTTAATCGCATATCAGCGTATTCTAAATAAAATTTAGGGTTAGTGTAAGCCACGCCTAACAATCCAAGAAGCAACGTTGCAAAGCTACTTGTTAAAAATATAAAAACTTCTTGAGACAT